GCGTCGGAGCGGGCGAAAGCGTCATAATGTGTATTATGTTAAATTTAATATCGTTGCAGCTCAACGACTTAGCTATTTTGCCCTGCTTGTGCCTTACTTTTGCCACATTTGAGCTCCCGAAAGTGTCCAAATGTGGCGATATGTTGACTGATCGGCGCAACCGTGTCACGCGCGTACGCGCCTGCAACGCTGCGTCGATGTGCGTTTTCGCGCTCAATCGTCGTCCTCCACCTCGACTGCCTCGCCCTCGATGACGTCGCCGCCAACGCTGTTGAGCAGCTGCGCTGCCTGCGCGTGCAGGTCATTGACGCTGATATTGATCGCGACGTCACGCTGCCTCGTGTCATACTCTGGCGACGCCTTAGCCGCCTTCCACTTCAGCACGTCGACCGCCAGCTTCGCGCTGTTCACGCTCGCCTCGTGTTGGTGGATCTCGTCTGCAATCTTCTGCGCCTGCGATGCGTAATAGTGACCAGCCATCTGCTTGGCCTCGTCATAACGCTGAGCTCTGCCCTCGCCGGATGCGATCCACTTGTGAAACAGGTTCCAGCCTACATCGTAGTGAGCGATCACGTCGGACGCGTTCTTGCCCGCCGCGATCATGCCGAAGATCTCGTCCTCGCCGGCAGCCTCAAGCGCTGCCAGCTTCACCTTGCCAATTGTTCCCATGTCACACACTCCTGCTCAAAACGGTATCTCGTCGCCCAGCTCAACGTCAAACGTGCTGTTCGCTGGACCAATGCACCGCGTCACCTTTGCCTCGGGAAACTGCTCCAGCGTCTTCTGGATGAACTCGCTGCTAAAGTTATTCCCGAGCACGATTGCGGCGTCGACCATATCATACACCAACCACTCTGGATGTTCACGCCTTATGCCGACCGCGTCATGCAGCGCGATGCACACGATGTTGCCGCTGGCGATCTCGATGCAGTACGCGTGCCGACCCACCGGCTGGTGCCCGTTAGCCTCCGCCTCTGCCTCCAACACGTCCCAGGCGCGTATCAGCTGCGTCGCGATCTGATTGACCGCCACAACATCATCCGCCTCCACCTTAGCCCGCAGCGCGTCATACGCCGCCTCAAAGCGTCCGGCGAGCTCAGGGCTCACGAGGCCAGGCAGACTGTCACCCCACTTCAGCGTCTTCTCACGCGCCTTACGATCGAGCGGAGCCAGCTGACCATCGACCTGCCTCGAGATCGGCTTGACCTCGGAGCCAGTATCAAACGTCCCACGGTCTTTCCGCGCCCTCGTATATCCCGCCTTTGCTTTCCCACTCACCTTCGTTGCCATGATACTACTCCCCCTCCATTGCCAATGTTAACCACACCTAAAATCTCACACGCCACACACACCACACCACACCACCCTATACATAGGGGGGTGGTGGTGTGGGGAAGTGAAATGGCCTTACTTACCACACTCTCCACACCTCCCCACACCACCAGTGTGGAAGGTGTGGAAGCATCAATGCAACACATCTGCATCGCTCCTCACCTCCACTATCTGGTCATCAAGCCGCAGCAATGCGTGTTCCAGGCACTGCATGGTCGTCACGATAATCTCTTGCACGCGCATCCGCTCCTCGACGGTGCGCGGCTGCATGAGGTCAGGCTCAAACTCGATGGCGCAGGCCCGGAATATGTCGGACCAGTAGATCGCCATGACGAGATCCTCGTCCTCGAGGTCCATTGCAGCCTTGTCATCGAATTCCGTCACAGCGCCTTCGCCCCCTTAGCGGTGAAACCGTTGCAACATTTGTTATAACCGCACGCCTTAATCACAGCCCCGCCTCGTCGCCAGTGATCCACTCGCCCACGACCACCACCGGCACGTCACGCCCGGTGCGCAAGTCTTTCTCACGCTCGATGCGCAGCACGTCTGTCTCGATCCACTTCTTGACGATCGCGTTGATCTTGGCCTTCTCGTGCTTCTTGTCGACGTCGAGGTCCAGGTGCAGCGCCACGATGTTGCCCACCCACTGCTTTGCCTGCGGGTTCTGGCGCATAAACTCGCCGCGCTGGGCTGCCTGCCCGACGTCACGCTGCACCTTCATCGCGTCCTTGGCGCTCACCCCGTCGAAGAGGTCAGGCATAGAGAACTCGGTCGCGACCCCGACATATTCTCCGTTTGGCAGCTGCACGCCGACCATGCGCCTGTACACCGCCTTCGCTGCCGGCGGCGCCATGTTCGACTTGCCGTCGTCTACCTTAAAAATTCCAAGCGCCTCGGTCTCCGACACGCCCAGCTTGAGCGCATCCTCCATCGACACGCGATTTATGACGCGAGCTGCGCGGGCTGCGCCGAGTAGAGATCCGGCGCCTCGTATTGAGTTGACATCGGCGTCCTCAGACCCGTTCCCCTTGCGGATGTGGTGCACGAGGGAGGCCGCACAGTCTGTGACGTCGCACACGGCACGCACAGCCCCGACGGCGGCGTTCATTGCGACGTTGTCGTTCTCGTTGATGCCAGTCGCCGCGACCCACGGGTCGATCGAGACCAGCCCGATGCTGTTTTCCGTAATCTTGGCGGTCAGGTAGTCGACCAGCGCGTCGTCGACGGTGATGCCCTCGCGATCCTGTCTGGCGAAGATGATGTTCATGTCGCGCCCCGCGTCCAGGAATAGCTTGCCCCGCACCTCATCCGCCGTGACGTTGTAGTGCATCATCGCCGCCGCGACCCTGCGCTGAAGCTCCTCGAGCGGATCCTCGAGGTTGATGATCCACACGTTGCACGTCTCGTGCACAGGCTCACCGAGTAGCGGCCTCCCGGTAATAATCGCCAGCGCCTCCACGATCTGCATGGACGTCTTGCCCACTCCGCCGGCTGAGGCCAAGACAGAGACGTTCGAGCGGATGTAGTGCTGCCCGTATATCCAGCGCCGCGCCGGTATGCTCGCCGGGTCGATTGGATCGTATGGCGTCGGGTAGCTGCGCTCTGACTGCGCGATCTCGGCCTGCACCTGCGCGACCGGCTTGGCCATCGCCAATGCCTCACGCAATTTTTGGGCCCCAGCCTCACGAATGTAGTCGTTGGCATCCTTGACGCCCTCGACGCCCAGCATGTCGAAGCGCACGACGTGCACGTCTGTGCTGCCGTCGCCGCGCAGCACGTCGGCCACCGCGTCAACGTCAAGGTCGGGGTCGGCGCAGATCGTCACGTCGGATGCGCGCGGCACCGGGTAAGTTGACATGCCGGCCTTGCCGAATGTGCAGACGACTGTCGCCTCGTCGCCGACAGCCTGGTAGACGCTGAGCGCATCCTCTGGCCCCTCGGCCATGATGATCACGTTTCCGCCTTGCGTATTGCCAATTCGCATTACATTTCCAGCAATGACGCCCCTACTGTATTTTGTAATGCCGTTGTGCTCGCGCTTGTGGCCGTCGGGCGTGAGCAGCACGCTCTGCACGCCGCACACTTCTCCGCTTGGACTGAGCGCGGGAAACATGATCGCGGGGCCGTCGTATATATTCGGGCTGAACCGCGCCGCATGTGAGGCTGTGCTGGCTCTCAGACCCCGCGAGTTGAGGTAGAGCAGCGCCGGCCGCACGGCGTCGACGTTGTCGCGGGAGATTGTGACGCCCCGCTCCCAGATCTCGCGCGCCTTGCGCATCTTGTCCGCGCGGCTCTCGTCGTCACGCGCCAGCACTTCCTTGGCGGCCAGGCGCGCCATGAGGCGCTCGAACTCTGACGGCGTGTACGGCAGCGCGTCGGAGTTTTCGAGCTCTTTCGGGCTGTCGCCGCCGCGCTTAAATCCGCTGCCGATTGTCGCCTTGATCTCGTGATCTTGCAGGCCCATGTTCTTGGCCGCGCTGTGCAGCTCCATTAGCGCCGCGTCCAGGTTTGCCGGCGCCATGTGCGCGTGGCGGCCCAGGCTGAATGCGGCCTTGTTTAAAATTTCGTTGCGGCTTCCCTTGATTGCATTGGCCACGTCGGCCACGGCGCTCTCCGCTACTTTACTGAAATATCTTTCGCTCATCTTCCCACCCCTTAGTTTGGCCGCCCACCGAGGCAGGCGGCCACGTTATCAGAAACCGAAGTTATTATCGGCTGCCGGAGCTGCGGCCGGAGCCGGAGCTGGTGCGGGCGCCATTGCGGGTGCCGCTGCCGCCGCCGGGTGGCTGACGCCGTTCTCTGGGCGGTTGATCCACTTCGAGATGTTGAAGCCCACGTCGTATGACGTGCCCTTGCCGATCACCACGGGAGTGCTGCTTGTGACCTGCACGATTGGGATCTGCGTCGCAAACTCGGGAGCCTGCTCAGCCTCATTGTACAGCTTGGCGATGAACTGGCCGAGGCCATACGAGTTGCCGCTGAACGACGCCTCACGACCGTCGACGAGCCAGCAGTTGACCTCGAAGCCCTGCTTGTAGACCTCGCTCGGGCGCGGGATCTGCTCGGAGGGCGACGGCCAGGGCTGCCAGTCACGCACGCCGATGTCGATGTGCAGCCAGCCGAACTGTACGTTTTTGATGTCCACCGCGAAGCCGCGAGACATATCGATGTTCTCGTCGCCGGCCTCCGTCTTAACCCACCAACGGTTTTGCGGTAAATTTGACCGTATAAACAATGAATTCCCAGAACCCTCTGAACCTGATCCGAATGATATTGGCATGTGTGTCTCCTAGACTATGGTTGCCGTTTCTCAGTCAATCTGACTGAACTTAAATGAGTAGCGCGGAATTTGGATCGTTTTCAAGTCCCCAAAATCGTAGCCCCACTCGTTACTCTCGCTCGCCTTGCGATATTTCTCGAGAGCGTACTGCACTGCGGCCTTCCCCTCGTCGAGGCTGGCCCAGTCCAATTCGTATATGCCCACTAAGTGTGGACGCGTCTTTTGTACCGCTATGAAGCAGAAGCGGTCTATCTCAAAGCCGGCATTTTCCATGCACCGGCGGTAAAACATATCCTGTATATGATACCCGAGGTTTGCGCATTGCTTTGCAAAGCCCTCAGGGTCAGACGCAATAGTGGTCTTGAGATCTATCAGCGCGCCAATGTCACGGCGCCATCCGTCCGGGCGGCAGCGCATGTCGACGCCTGTTGACGGATCTTTGCTGAATATACTGGCCTCGCAGACAAGGTCGCCGCTGAGCAGCTCCGCGGCTGCACGATTTGAGCGCACCGCCTCCGCCATGTC